CTTTTTCTTATTTATAACTGATTTTGTTGACTTCGCGGCGGCGAAGAAAGTGTCACTGTCATCTGAACGAAAAACGAGATCATCGCCATTAACAAGGCACCGGTTAAACTGTCGAAGCTCCTTCCCTGACAAATTTGTCTGACCAGACGACCAGAGATAGAAAAAAAAAGTTTGAAGACAGAGAATAGGGAAGCTCAAAAGCTGACCCATCATCTGTCCCATGCTCAAGCGACTAGAGGACCCAAGATCGAGGGTACCTCCAGTGGCTTGAAGAAAAGCTTTTTCTAACTCAAAGCCGAACTGGTCATAGACGATAAGAGGACGCAAAGATTCCAATGCGGCCCTCTTAATCGAGGAAGGAACGGAGGTAGCTCTGGAGAGAGCAACTCCGAGGATTCGTTCCGCAGCGAGAACCGAAAGGTTGTCCGTCGCTGCTTCGAAATCGACCGAAACAAATGAACCGGTACCCCCTAAAAGTCCAACAAAATGTTCTGGAGTCGGAGATCCCCTAAGTAACCAGGGAAACCGACTAATATGATTATAGAGCATTTTGTGGAGGGGGCGAAGAATCTCAAAACTCGAATGCGTTATAACGAGAGGGCGAACCTTGCCCGCTGAATTTACCTCAGTAAACCGACATAAACTGGAGAAGTCGAAGTCTTTCTCTCCGAGAACCTTCTCCAGATAGTCGTACTGATCGCGGTAACTCAGCATAGGACCGAAAAACTTTCGGCCCCTCTCATATGACGCATTCGAAGAAACAACAGATGACACACACGCACTTTTATAACCCGCATCCCATCCTTTAGTAAATATTTTCTTTGTCATGTCTCCGACGAAACCGAGGTATTCGGGGGTAACGTCGTCAACACGTTCAGAATTTTTTTGATGGGTAGCTGCGCCGGATGCGACCTGTGAGTAACAGTCGCATGGTGCGTGCAGAGATTTACCTATAAGAGAAAGAGAAAAATTCAAAGAATGGATAGCGTCGAGTCCGACGCTGCGTTTACTCCCTCTCAGGAATAGTCTTTTCGTTTGTTTGCTTGTCAAGTTCGAAATTTTTTTTCGACCAATCTTTAATACCTTGCCAGAAGGTCCAACCACTACCCAGAGAGTCCCGTGAGGAACTTGGGTAACGTGGGAGGTCGCTTCCGAGCCTCGTGATCGCCGAGTAACCAGGCGAACACGAAGATTGAAGATTGGCTAGAATCCGTCTTAAGGACCGGATTTGCCGAACTTGACGTATGCGACAGTTGGTCTGAGACTTGCAACCCTCATGAAAACTGGTTTCACCCAGATTCAAGAAGGATTTAGGCCTGTCTACTACTGTCGTCCCTTGACCGCACGCTTCAAAACCCAGATTCATCTTTCAGTATCGTAAGATCTGATGAATTAGAAGGTTTAGCGTGTCTTGGC